GAAGAGCAGGAAGAGCAGGAAGAACAAGAGTCGGAAGAACAAGAATCTGAAGAAGTCCCGTAAGTCCCGTAAATCCAGGAAGAGCCGCAGGAAGTCTCGCAAGTCTCGCAAGAAGACTCCAAAGAGTAGCCGTATGAAGTCTAGGGGAAGCAGGAAAGGGAAAAAGAGTCGATCTCGCCGCATGAGAGGAGGTGGCGGTGAGTGCTCTATTATGTAAGCAAAGACGTAGTAACAAATACAAAATAATAATCTGATTAGGAGAGCAATCAGATTACACTTAAAGAGAGATCTCCCAGTAAAAAATGGTCAAGATCGCATTTCACACTCCAATTATAGACGTACGAGGTACATGTGTTGCTGTATACGACTATGCACGTTACAATGAGGAAATATTAGGAAATCAGAGTATCATTATCATCCCTATTGATTGTCAGAAAGATGCTCCTGCGTACATGAAGTTCGCGAGAAGATTCTCTGTCCGCATGTACACAGATGCAGACGATATGGAGGAAAAGATAAAAGACTGTGATATCTTCTACGCAATAAAGTATGGCACAAACGATGGTGTAGTGTCGAAGCGCGCTAAGAACGCTATCCACTGTGTCTTCGACCTTACACAACCGCATGGAGATGTGTATGCGGCTGTTTCCGAAACACTCGCGAAGAGAAACGATTGGGCGATTTCCGTACCCCATATGATTGGTCTTCGTCCCTCGCTCACGGGTGCAAATATGCGAGAAGAACTTGGGATTCCTGATGATGCAGTCGTCTTCGGTCGCCACGGAGGTCGTGATACTTTCGACTTGGACATAGCGAAGAATGCCATTCGCAGAGCCGTCCGAGACTTTCCTAATATTCACTTCGTCTTCCTCAATACCCCCGCATTTGATAACCATCCACAAATCCATAATCTCGAATCTATCGTAGACATGGATGAGAAAAACCGATTCATCTGCACGTGCGATGCCATGATACACGCGCAAAGCCTCGGAGAAACGTTTGGAATCAGCATCTCAGAATTCTCCGTCAATAATCGTCCTATAGTCACATACTCAGGGCCTGTCTGGAAAGACCATGACCACTACCGGACGGTATTGAAGGATAAAGCTCTCTATTACTTAACCGAGGACGAGTGCTACAATATCTTAACAACGTTTGATCCTAAAGAGTATAAAGATAAGGACAACAACTGCTACAGGGAGTATAGTCCGAAGAAGGTGATGGCGATTTTCAAGAAAGTGTTCATTGACGGATGTCTAGAATTTAATTCACAATCCACGTTATAGCCAATGTGAAATAGCTCAACGCAAAGAGAAGAAGATCCAAGGATATGATTACACGATATCGCCAGCATGCCCCTACTTACATATATCTTACTTCTTACTTCTTACTTCTTACTTCACACCTTACAGCAGAGATACTGACTATGGTACTTCAGCACCCCGTGTAGTACGTCTTCGCTCACTAACTCCGTATCTCGATACCATTCTTCCCACTCCTGTGCTTCAATTTCTCCCCAATTAACACCATCTACACACGGAAGAAGATCATGTGGGCCAAACTTATCAATGAATAATGCTTTGACCTTGTAACTCCTAACCTCTTCCCTAACGGTCTTATGTCTCACCCTTCCAATTAGAAGGTGCTCAGGTGCTTCTACACCAAGAGTCATGAACCAACTAATGCACTTCTCTATCTCTTCACGAAAACAGTCATAGCCAATGTGGCCGTTAATAGCCGCTTTCGTGAAGTTTTCGAAACAATCCTGAGGATGTAGACGTCCTACTTCGTACATCATCTCGTTCAGGATGTCTATCTTATCGCTGGGATGGATTACGTCATAGCGTTCCATCATGATCCTTATCTTCTCAAATGTATCCTCGCACTCGTCCATCATCTCTTTCGTCTCCTCATGATCGAGATTCAGCGTCGCTTCAGAATCGTAATCATATTCATCCTCGTATTCCTCAGGGGGCATCATACTGATTATCTCTAGGAAAAGAAGGAAATAAATCAATTGTTAGATTGTTATTCTTATAGATAAATGCCCCTCATTAAAGGATTTACAAGCACGAATGTATGGAAAGCTTTTACTCTAAACTCTCTGGCAAATGCCCTTATGGTAACTGCGGCCTTCCTTGTCAAGGATACATTGGACAGATTCCATTCAAAAGACACGCAGAAGAAACTTGAAGGTCAACTCGAGAGCGGCAAGGCGACGAAAGATAAATGTGATATCGTGTGCCCAACTTTCGACATATCTCTCATCCGAAAGAGAATCACTTGGCAAGGTGTTGTATATATATTTCTCATCTCATTCGCAACGTGCTTCTCCGCCTACTCAGTACTGCATTTTGTATTTGGATTCGGCTCGGGACAATTAGCCAATTAGACAACGATACATAGTGATCCATAGGGAATTCTTGTTTACAAATACACAGTTTCCTGATGATGCGCTATATGTATCTTCTGCGGAGGACGAGTACGATCCTTATAATCCTGTTCCCGAACGGTCAACTTGTCAACAATACATAGGAAAGTCTTGTTTTTTAATAAACTACTTTTTTATCTATACTTAAAGATGACAACTAATATGATTCTGTTAATAGTACTTTCATCAGTCGTATTCGCAGGAGGTCTAGCTGGTTTAATAACGTACCTAGTTATAAGATCCAAACACAAAGGTTCTGGGGCATCTCCTACCCCTCCTATCTCTCCTACCCCTCCTATCTCTCCTACCCCTCCTATCTCTCCTACCCCTCCTATCTCTCCTACCCCTCCTACCCCTCCTACCCCTCCTATCTCTCCTATTCCTTCACCTGCTTGCTCGGGTCTTAGTTCGGGCGGGGAAGCGTGCTGTAAAGGACTCGCTTTAAACTGGGATGATAACTGTGCCTATCCCTTTGACTGTAGTGGTACTTCTCAGGAGATCCTGGCAACCAATCAGGAGAAGCAAGCGACGCAGACCCGAATTGCGTTGTCCAAAATATTGGTCCTCGCAATCCCGGGGGTTATGGCGGATACGTATGCCTCGGAAATCACTATAGTAACGGGGGTATGGGAATAGGTATGAGACTAGGAAGTCAAGATTATACGAAATGCGTTAAAAGCCTTCTTAGCCTTCAGTTCCCTGGAGCTTACGATGGGTGCACAGCAGACAACAATCGACCGATTCCGTTTAGCGGACTAGAAGGGATTAAAAATTGTTGCACAAAAGGTATTGACTCAGGATGTCGGTGATTTCAGAATATTGGTAGAGAAAAAATCTAAAAGTATAAAGAATGGAAGGAGATGAGATTTCAGAATACGATTCCGACGAATTATCCTATGTACTTTCTTCAGATGAAGATTCTGATACATACTACTTGCCAGCACAAACTGCAGAATATACTCCTTTCCAAAAGTACATTGTAGATCTTGTTGACTTTCTTGGCAACGTCATGCAGAATCAGTTAAACGAATGGGTTGAATTAAGACAGGTGAATTATACCGACGATCTCGCACATGCGTACATAATGGATATTATCTACGAGGATATAACGGTTGAACATTTTGACTATCTTATTGAGTCCGTCTTCCTAGAAACATTTGACCAAGACTTTGAGAGCACGTTCGCGCTTCTTCTCAAGAAATTCAAATCGTGGATTACCGTTGGATATTTGATGCATAGTGGAGAGAATAATCCCGAGTTTAATGATTTGCTTGGAGCAGATACTAGAGAAGCGTTTGATCTACTTACACGAGCTGATGAAAAAGGAATACCCGGACTGGATGCTGCTGATGGCGTAACTTTCCCTGATGAGACGCCATTCGCGCTTCGACAATCAGCAGAGGAGTACAGAGAGGCACTAGTGAATGCGTACAATGTTGACCTAAATAGTGGATGGATATCTGTTGAGGATGCGGAAGCGGGAATACAATCAGAAATGAGGGGACGTAAACAAGACATGACGGAATGGATAATAAGCGAGAAACTAAAAATGGAGTACAAATTCATAGAACACCTTTTCAAATATGCAGGCAAAGAAGTGCCTGAACTAATCAATGTCGCCGAAGACGAACCGTCAACGGGGTTATATATCGCGGATATCGGAGTTCCAGAAAACTGCATGTTGTCTGATTTTATGGGGGAAAGTCCTGTAGGAGACATAAATGAATATACAGACGTTGTGCTCATTTATACAGGTACTGGTAGCTTTGACCAAGCGATTTGCTGGAAATTAAATGAGTTAGAGAAGTTGATGAACGATCCTACGAATATTTACTATGAATGCGAAGGCGATTACCCTCCCAATATCGATAATAGAGGTACTGGATATGTAGGTAGCACAGCTCCAGCTGGGAATAGCACGTTCATAAAACTTCCTGATTACAAACTCATGTTACAAACCGCTAGAGATGGTGAAACCATTTTCTACATCGTCCCCATGATGGATAGCGACGGTAAACACAGGACCCCACGTGCGGTATCTTTAGCGTATCTCATTAATCTACCGGGAGCTGCCGTAAGCGGTAAGCATTGTGAACCGCAAGATACTATGAGTCTTTACGAAGTGAGACAATTCGTAAAAGATGCGGGTGAGATAGATATGAATATTGAAGAAGCTGTAGCTGAGCTCCTAGATCGCTTCAAAGCTGGGACGATTCTGGAAGGGTTGGAGGGAGGAGAAATAACAGATAAAGAGAAAAATCGATTGGTAGTTGCCGCAAAGTGGTATCTGTCCTATATGATTGAAGACCTGCAGAGTATGTACATAACAAATCAAAGGAATGTGTGGAATGGCGATATAGATATACGTGATTTACTGGAACAACTAGATTATTTTAGAAGATCCATAGAGACAGATGAAATGGTATCTGACTTGCAGGAGATGATTGAAACAGACACACTTACTCAGAAACTCGAGACGATGACGGAGGAGATGGACGTGTTAATTACTCAGATATACAACCAATTGGTTATATTCTTGACTGAGTTGACAGACGGTCATTATCCGCACGAAGATATCCCGGAATTAAGCAAACTTGTGGACACATTCGATAGCGTGTCCGCGAACACGAATCACAATAGAGAGATAAAGAGGCTTATTGATGCTGATAAAGCGTTATCAAACGTCTTCGATATACGACTCAGGATTGTTAGCCTGATGGATAAAAGTTCGGACGTCAAACCAATTCTGGACACCCTACAAGTGGCGATGGCACTGGTAGAGACAATAGCGGAGCAAGGAAAGGCAAAAGGTCTGCTTGAAGAGTCAATATCGTCTCTACAAGAAATGTCGGTACATGCACTCCGCGTCTGTATTCGCCTGAGAAAGCATGATTGTGATGATTTTGTCGCGCGGTACATAGAAATCAGTGGCGATGAGGAGAGAGGAGCAGAACTACTCGCGCTATCCGGAGAAATGAATAAGTCGATAGAAAATGTACGTTCAGGTGCTCTCCCCCTAACTCGTCCGCAAGTTCAATCCTCATCTGCAACGCCAGATTGGCGTCAGATCTCATCCCTCTCCAAGAATCTTGGAATCTCAAATCTCACAGACCAACTACATATGAATTACGATACCCATAATCTTGAGGGATTTGAGGAACTTAAAGAGAAATTGGACAATGCACACGACGCTCTTGGTCATTCACAACAGGTGCGAGATCTATTTGGTCTTCTACAACCAATCATCGACTCAATCGAGAGTCTATAAAGTTCATGATTAGATATTTATCTTGGGAAATCAAGATAAATGAATTCTCTCCTATATCTCCTACTTGTATATCTCCTACTTGTATATCTCCTACTTGTATATCTCCTACTTGTATATCTCCTACTTGTGTAACAGATCCGCAAGTACTTGCGCGTGACATACTGGTCGGCCCTTATCGACTTTGTGGACGCAGAAACATCCAAGATTCTTTCCTCTGAGTTCATCTATGTCTTCTATAAGACCTGACTCATTGATGTGTAACTTGTACATCGTTAGAGACGTATTGAGATCATACTCATTCAAATTGTAAGGGTTAGCCCATTTACTGCCTGGAAAATGGAAAATATCTTTCTCTCCGTCTTTGTGAATCCATATCCGGTTCGCCCGTCCTGTGTATATATTCTCAGGATATTTCAGCCAATCTCGCAGATCTGAGTAACCAAGTTCACGAAGATTCGAGACTTTCAGACATACAACATCTGGTTTCATATCTGTAAGAGCCTGAAGGGCGAACTTCGCCTTGTCTAGGTAGCCTACGCTATGTGAAAGACAATAATGTGATACCCATCTCAGCGCCCTGAATAATATCAACAACTCCTTATCCGAAGGAATCTTATCTAACTCCTTCGCAGCGTAAGAAGGCTTGCTGGAACTATCGAGAATTGCAACAATCCGGATGCCTAATCCTCCCTCTACTCCCTCTACTCCCTCTACTTTCTCTAAGTACGCGACTACGACAGCTTTCTGTGCTTTAGTTTGGGGTGAACCGCGTTTGCATACTGCCTTACGGAGTTTAGTCATATCTCGCTGACGACTCCATTCCTTATGTATTTCATCTAGAGCTTCCTTACCGATAAGTCCCTCTCTTTTTCCGTGTACAGCAGCTACTACCATTCCGCTTCTGCCGTGCCCTCCTCTACACGATATATAAACAACGCCATCCAAGTCGTTTATATAGTCCACGATATGGGACAATTCTTCTACACTCACGCTTGTCCGATCCTTTATAGGGAAAGAATGATATGTACCCTTCACGGGATTGAAGGAAGGCACTTCCCCCACCTCGGTAAGGTCCACGAAATGGTCAACAGGATAATTTGGTAGTACTGTCGTCGGATGGATACCATAGTACAATGTATCAGAAAGTTTCACACTAGCCATGTTTGTTTATAGGATATTGTGTATTTAATAATCAATTTACCTATCATCCCGGCCCCGGACATTCCGAGCCAAAACAAACATGTTCATTTATTGGTCATCCTGAAATAATATCTCCAAACGAAAACATCCAAACTCTCGTAACCTCTATTTTTTATGCACATTTCCCTTCCACAAACACAGCACCTTCTTCTTTTTACGCCCCACTATAATTTCCGCGACCCTCTCCTGCTCATTCCTTGAGAGAATGCTGAGGAGGAACTCTCCATATTTACGAGAATGTGGAAGATATTGATCAGTACATCCCGTGTAGCCGTGCAACAGCACATTCGTCGCGAAAGCAATCCATTTCTCATCACGCGGTTCGCTCTGACTGTCGTATAGAGCGCGTATGCAATCGTGGTTACCGAAGCGAATCGCTTCAGAGATATCGTCACAATTAATCCGTATCACTGCACGTGTGTAATTATGATGGTGAGCCCAATTACCCCTACGATGTCTATCTCTCCGTACGCGAGGATTTACATCAATCGTGTACGAAACAGACTTGGGTAACTCTTTTTCCACACCTATATCCCCTTCCAATGAGTACACAATACACATTTCCAATATAGGGTGCATCCTCTTCAAAAACTCCGACTGAAGATACCGATTCTGAATCACTTGAAAATCAGGAGATGCGACACATATAAGCTTGTCGTAAAAATGATCAATCATACTCGTACTTTTCCCTTTATAACTTAGGAAACGCGCGGCAGATACCGCAAAGATATCAGCGACCTTCGTACATCTAGGCGTACCCGGACAAGAAATAGGAGTCCCAACCTTCTTTGTATACTCGTAGCACCGTCGAATACCAATATCCCCAATAGCTTCCAGTCTGTCGGCCCATCTGGGCCATAGGATCTCCGGATTCAGTTCAACGTCTTCTGGGTAATCATTCCCATTGGATGAACAAGACACTAAAGATATCATATTCACAACAGCAGAGATAATACCCTCATCCGCACCTACGTCTTCCATGATCTTTCTCGCATTCGCTAACGTCTCATACGTATCAGGGAAATACTTCTTATCATCCGCATCGTGCAACAGCGCCGCAAGGCGGACAGCAGTCTTCCTCTGAAGATCAAGAGACTGAGAGGACGCAATTGCTTTGTCAACATGGGTGAGCACAGCTTTCGCGTGAGCAATGCCATGGGAAGAGTCAATATTATGAATATGGAAATGCAGCGCAAGATAGGGAATGGCATTTGCAACTAAACATGGCGTAGTAGTCATGTTTTATCCTTATCCACATCGATACAAAATTTCATTTCTATATTTTCCCTCAACAATAAAGATGAGTCAACGTTCTTCATATGACATGATGATGATGGAGCATTTCCACCCCAATGCGAATCTCAATTTCAACACCCCAGCAGGGTGCAACACAAACCAAGCTTGGTGGGCACCAAGGACTAACTACGATCAATACTACCAAAAGATGTTCTGCCCCGATTGCTGCGACTGCGGAAACAATCCTCACCAACAACAACACTCGGGAGGGCACCACGGGCGCTAAGAGCCATCCTGATCCGCCAGGACCAGGAGGACGCGGCGGATATTAAGACACAAGAAGTTATTGAGTATCTCAAATCAGGGAAAGAGTATGAGGATATCCATCATGAGATCAAAATGTTCTATGATGAGATATGATTATCTCGTCGTCTAATTCTATTGTGTTTCACTGACACCTCAACACAATAGCCTTCGCAACATCTTTTCTCAATTTATTGTTATGACCCTCACTCGCTTTCTTCCATTCTAATCGCAACCTGCCAAGATGGGTCATCTCTTCATCATAAAAATCATCAGGCCATGCACCAATTTCATTTTGTTCTGTCATATGTTTTTCAAGTTCATCATATAATCTATCGACTACAATCTCTCCGTCTCTTCCAAATTTCACGAAGATATGGTCGAGTATCATCGTACATCCCTTATCATTTGCCACCTTATCACCACCATCAATCTCATGATATCTGGCAACAGCACGACTTTTATCAGAGATATGAACCTTTTTAGGCAACTCGTTTTCACGAATTACATACTGGGCAATACCCTGAGCGCCGTCTCTAAGCACATTCGCTTTCATGCCCATGGCGACTGATGCTTCAATAGCTTTCAATGATAAGGGTTCTTTAGTGTCCAGTATGTATTGATTAATGGTTGTGTGATTGTGGGTGTGGTTAATGATAGTATGGGGACGGCTAGACATCCCATGCACTTCCTCTCGCAGTGTTTGTACAGTGTTTACAAGCGTTTGATTATGAGCCGCTATCTGTGCTGTCACTTGCTCCGATAGCATCTCGTTCCGTTGTGCTAACGCGTTAATCGCCTGTCTGTTTTGGCATGTACCAGATCCCACATGCCTCTTCATGTTACGTTTAATGAGGATGCTCCCACAATCCTCACACGCTATCTTCATTACCGCAGGCATTTGTTTATTATTAGAAATATTGAGAGAGAATCAATTCTTGATTTCTCGTGGTCTCCAAAATAAAAACACACATTCTGGAATGTTGAAATGAGAAATGGAATGTTTTTCGACGTACGCGAATAATCATGTCTCATATGACTGCTCTTGTATGAGCCACTATAGGAGACATGTAACAAGGGCTACGTTGACAAACATTATTTCAACATTCCAGAATGTGTGTTTTTTTTCAGCTCTCCATAGAAAAATATCAAATTATTTACATTTCATGACATTGCACGTGATATTTGATTTTTCTTCTTCTCCTTCTCCTAATATCCTCTTCGTTGTTTCTGGGGCCGTAACGCCTTCGGTATTGAAGATGAGTATTTTTGATGTTTCTGTGATTCCGATGTCGCTCTTTTTGTTTCCAATAGCGAGAAGAAAGCCTGCTCCGACTGCCGCTCCTGATTCTCCAGACATGATATCGCGGGAGTGGATGAGTCGTAGTCCTTCTGCTATTGCCTCTTCTGATACAGTCGCGGCGAAGTCGACTTCATCTCTAAGTATCTTCCATGCTAGATCGCTGACGATGCAACAGTCTAATCCTGCCGCGAGTGTTGATGTAGAAGGAGTTGGTACATCCATTTTAACACCTTCGGTAAGAGATTTGAAGAGACATGCGGATTGTTCTGATTCGACTGTGATGATAGTCGTATTTCTTAGTTGTGAAGAGGAGCGAACGTATCTGACGATTCCTGCTGCGAAGCTTCCTACGCCGACTTGTAGTATGATATGGGTTGGAGGTGAAGAAGTTATTTGTTCGACTACTTCGTGGATAATGAGGGAGTATGCGTCCATGATATTATTTGGGACTTCTGTGTATCCGTTCCAGGATGTATCTTGAACGAGACACCATCCGTTCTTCTTGGATTCTTCTGCGACAAGTGCGACTGTGTCATCATAGCATACTTTAGATACGATGACGTCTGCTCCTAATGCTTTAGCGGTATCGATGCGAGATTGTTCGACAATGTTTGGGAACCATACCTTGGCGGTATGTCCTAATTCTTTTGCGGCCCATGCTACTCCTGCTCCGTGATTGCCATCCGACGCGGTGGCGAAGACGAGTATTTCCTGTCCCGTTAGGCGTCGGAGTAATTCGAGAGGTGATGGTGGTCTTGTGTATCTTTTCATAATTTCGCAAGCTAGTGCATATCCTCCGCCTAGAGATTTGAATGAGTTTTGTTTGAGACGTGATGATTCGTCTTTGACTAGGACGGTTGTACCCTCGATGTGTATTTCGCGAAGAGGTGTTTTCTTGATTTTAGGGAATACTGCTCGAACGAGTTTGATTATGGAAAGATGTGGTGTTGGTGGTAGCGCTATAGTGATTTCCTCTTTAATTTTATCTTGAGGGAGAAGTGAGATGGCACCCCCATTTTTAACTAGAATTGTGTCTGAGATCCCTACAGTTCCATGTTCGTGATGTCTGATCCATGGGAGGATATGTAGGGTCGTGTTTTCGTGGAGGGTTACTCCAGGGTTGTTATTTACTTCTCCCCAGTCAACAGCGAATCCGATTCCTATATTGTAGCAGGTTCGTTCTGCGAGTATCCATCCTTGTTTAGACAATGGTGAAAGTACTTTCCTTGCGGCTGCTTTGACTGTTTCATGTGTTGATCCGGGAGTAGCGGCTGAACGCATTGCTTTGAGTGCTCTTACAACGTAGAGTTCTGCGGTTACTAACGTTTGTGAGAATTGCCTGGCTGTGTGTACAGTTCGCATCATGGCGACGTGATATCTTTGGAAGCATCCTGCTAATTCGATGAGTATATTCTGGTCTTCTTTTACGGCTGTGTGTATGTCATTGCAAGCGTAGTGTCCTTTCATTCCATTTTTGCCTATTGCGACGAAAGCCGGGTATGCTGTGTGATCACCTCCTTCATTCATCGCAGCATAGATTGCGGCAGCAGCTATGGATTTCTCGGATGCGTACGGTTCGCGTACGGCTTTTATTGCTGCTTTCATTGAAATGTTGCATATTTCTCCGGCTCTTCTCATAAGGGCGATTTCGTGGTCAGATTTCTCTACTCTCATTTCTTTGATAACGTCGCTAATGGAAACTAGGTTGGAGCCTGCATTAATGAGTCCTCTCCCAATTCTGTCTTGATCAATTGGTATGCATCGTTCGTTATTATATTGGATTCCTATATTTGTGGCATGTGGGATGCAATTGAGTAGATGTTCAACTGGATCTTCGTTATCGCTGTATCCGGAGACGGGAATATCGGATGCTGCGTTTGTGATTTCTAGTTTTCTGGAATGTATGAGAAAGTCGTCAAGAGTGACGATTAGTGATTGGCATCGCGGGGCTCCGGGGGTATTGAAGCCAGTCAACCAGTAGATGTCTTCCATAACTTGGATGAGAGCTGTATCAAGACAGTTCTCTGTCATGTATTTTCGAATCATCTGGAGACGATATGTGCGATCATGATCCATTTATTAGTATTGGTATGAATATCGAGAAGAGTTTAAATGTTGATTTACGTGAGATATAAGGATATATAAGGATATATAAGGATATATAAGGATATATAAGGATATATAAGGATGAATATCTACACAACTTTGTGTGTTGATTTGAGGGAGATAGTAGATGCACATCTTGATAATCATATCTATGTGGAGATGCAGCGTCCTTTCCAGAGTAGATGTATCTCTCATCTTACAAAAGTCTTCTCATATATGCGAGGGTCTGATATATGGGGTGAAGAACCCATGCGTATCTCTGAAGAGTTTGCAGTATTTATGGGACGAAGTGCGGCTTCGTTTCCGAGTCGTATAGAGATTGATATTTTCCTCTACAACAATATGTTCGGTGGGGCCATGGTGAGAGGAAAGGGTTTTTATCCAGATAAAACCTTGTTGAATCTTGCGTGTATGGACGGACCGATTATTGGCATGGATGAGTGTCGTAAGTTTGAGGAGCGGATTATGAAACGACATGTTCGCAAGTCGTATGTTGGTGCATGTTTTGAGGTATCGTGATTAGTTAATATGTAATAATTTCTGATATATATTAAATGAGTTTAGTGCATACACAGAAAGAGGCTCTCTATAATCAGTATTGGTTATATATTGAAACAGCCCCTTATACTCTCTACCCTAACAGTTCAGGGTGTAAGATTGGAAAGGGTGTACCTATGACGAAGCGGATCGTCGCTATAGCGACTCCAAAGAATCTTGTGCCCGGTAAGAAGTACAAGTACGTACTTGCCACCGATTTTAATATGGACGGGAATGCGTCTGATTGGTATTGCCCTACTACGAACACAAGTTACAGCGGTTGGGGAGGGCTTATCTCGGGTCCGTGTGCAGATGATCCAGATGGTCTCATGCACAACTACATGCTTCTTCTTCTACAGTTTATCAAGAATGATTACATCATTGTCAATATGTCTATGACAAGTGAGGACGTGTACTACAACCAGCCATGCACAAATACAGACGTATGCAAGAAATGTTGGACGCCAAACAACCCGGATCAGGACTATCTCCAAAAACTCTTTAACATGATTTATGAGAATAAGTATCCTGCACCGCTGGATAACCTGCAGCTCGAATACAATAATATCTCGTTGTTCGGGTACTCTGTAGGAGCTGGAGCTGTGAGCAGGTATATCAACGATTTTCCGTTCATGACGACTCTGCCGGGTGGGTTTCCCTTACCAAGAATAAAGTGTGGAGTCATGATTGCAGGAGGAAGCCTGTATTGTTACAGCAAGGATTGCGGCCAGGATCCGATGTGTCGAGATTCTGACGGTAAACCCGACCCACATTTCTCTCCGTGCGCGTTCCCCAACCTAGCTATTCGCGGCTGTTGTCCTCACAACCTGTCTGAGCCAAACTATGATAACGGTAAGCTTCCATGGAAAGATCATCCTCCTGTAATCCTCATTCAGTCTTTGGATGATAGTTATGCGGATCCTATGGCATCAGTGTACTACCAGCAGATAATGGATAAGCACAACGTTCCAAACGAGAGGTATACTGCAAATAGTACGGTACATGGTATCGCATCTCAATACCAGATCGACAAAACCATCAACTTCGTAAACCGGTATACGTCAGCGCCACCGAAACCAAACCCGGACGATACAACACATCGTCGTTCTATATGGTTACCGACTACTGGTATCGTCTTGTCAGGAGTTGGTCTTCTCGCGTTTATTGCATTATACAAGTTCCCTGGGGCTTCTCCTCTTGTAACTGGCATGATAGTACTAATGTTTGTAGTTGGCATCTGTCTGTCGTCGATATCGCTTACTATGAACCTACAGAAGTCAACAGTCCCAGGACCTACCCCAACACCTATACCCGGGTCGATACTAGCTAGACAACTTAGCACGATGCCTAAATCACCACAGCAAACCGTTCATCAGTTGTTCAACATGGCAACAGATATTCGTGATAAGATATATGGGGAGCACCCGACTCTTGGAGGAGTGATGGTCCATCTCCTTGCTCTCGAAGATATGGAGAGTATCGCAAACGCGAAGAACTTCGTATTTAATACCGCATCAGCTGGAACCGCTGACTGTGCGATGGTAGGTCAGAGCAAACCTACGTGTTCTGCATGGACTTATCTCAGGAAGGACATGCCGCCGATTGTCTACTCATATCCTAGCAGCGAGGCTGGACCAGATGGAATGCAATTTTGGAGTCCTAGTGTTGGGATCATTGTTGATCCCGCAAGGGTGTGGCCTCTCATCACAACCATGGGTATTATTGATTCTGCGACTGACGCTCGAAACTGTGGGTCGCAAGACCCGGGTTACCAATTCAATATTTTCGATACGGAGAATAACCTATCGCGATGTATGCCTATTGTGTACGACTCCGCGGGGAAGAAACTGTCGGATCAGAATGATTACTGTATCTTCCAGTCGGTTACGCATCCTACAGCTTGCAACCCTAATTGTTCTTACGACACAGATATAACTGCAACTAACTGTCGAATGGAGAGTGCGGGTGGGTCTCTTAACAACTCGACGTTCATGGAACCGCCTAATGATATTTTTAACTGGGACTGTCCAGGAGGAGACCCGTCTTGGACAGGGTGGAAGGTTAACGGAGGATCAGTTCCTGCTTGCTGGAAAGCCCAGCCGGTTTCTTGGGAAAATATATCTAAAACAGATCGTCAACATCTTTCGAATGCAGGATATGGGAAAAACGGTAGTTGTAAGAAGTGGGCTATTTATATTCCTTCTACAGATTGTTACCTTACATCTCCGACTCTTTACAAGACTGAGAATACGCCTGGGTACGGAGAAGTAGGAACGATGATAGGTGGCAGTGATAGTTCGGGTGATTCGTTTACTACAAATATCGAGATCTCGAATAAAGACAGAAATTACTATTATGTTGGAACGGGTCCGAACTCTAATACGAGTGGAGCAACGTTTTCCGAACAGACATGGCAAAACTGTGACATTTCCTGGACTGATGCCACGGCAACTTCTTGCAAAATCAACCCAGACAAACAAGATCACACGCCGATCTCAACCGCCTACACGATAACCTACCAAGCAAAATGGCCAAAAGAAGATTGGGGACGGTGGATTCAGGAGACGCAAAAGATGTGGAAATACATTTACTCGACTCTAGATAAGAATAAGGGGTATAAGAATTTGAAAGCTCCTCTTGATGGAGATAGAGGCAATAATTACTCATATATCTACGGAAACCCTTGTAATCAAGGAGATTGGTGGGAGAATGAGGTCAATATCTACCTTAATCCAGAAGATGGGAAGGATGATAACAGTGATCTCAACAATGTGTATCGCGAGTCTATCTTAGGGTTCGTATATATAGGGAAAACATGTGAGGATTTTACAGCGGATCTTCCCACGGGGACAAATATAGCCGTTAAGGGGAAGTCATGTAGTTTTGAGAAGGGGGAGCGATGTGTTGGTTATCTTTGTAATACAGATGTTGATAAGAACGAGAAAGGAGCGACTCAGTGTATTGGTAAACTGAACGGTAAGTCCACTACATATTCTGATATCCAGAAAGAGGAGATATCACGGCGTACTAGAAGTAAGAACGCTATTGTCAAAGTATGCGATAGGTTTAATGGGAAATATCGACAAGGAGGGCAGACTCAAGCTATGCCGTACAAGCTCATGACAGCTTCAAACGCGTTCCAGTCATGGACATCACTCAATCAGACGTTCAGCGGTAAACTTCAGGCGAGTGATGTGTTCGTACCAGTTAAGTGAGTCATGTGTTCGCACAATGAAAGATAGTAAGTTACAATTATATCTCGCGTCCCTGAATGTAGACAGATGTTTCCGATATAGAGAAATCTACCTCAACCTCGACCTCGAATTCCATCACAACTTCAGGTACATCTACCATTCTAGTCGCAGTAAGATTCTTCTTCACCAAAATCGAGCATGGGTCGAGATGAATGGTATAGTAACGTTTTCCCCGCGGCTCTGAGACGTATATGTCGGGTGTTAGTAGAGACGTAATGATGCCGACAGGTAGAGACATAATTGTCTGGGATAAAAAAAGCAAAACTAGAAGGAAGTCTTGTTTGAGATATGGATGAATGTGTATGTATTGTAGAAGAGCATAGAGAGATACTATACGTTCTCCTTCTATGTACACAGGTGTCCTAGTAACAGCGTCAGTCACCATCTGGTTAAATGCCTTTCTATATTCTGTACGAAACTCGGTAAAGATTTCCTCGTTGTCGTATATCTTTATGAAGGCAAACTCGTTGTCTCCAATTAACGTCAATTGTTGTCCGATATCCATTTTATATTACACTCTTTATTCTGACTGGAATAAAGCGGTCATTAATATCTAGATTCTGACTGGAATAAAGCGGTCATTAATATCTAGATTCTTAGTAAGATGAGTGTTAATGTGAGTAAAAAGTTTCTTACGAAGACGGTAGCATACCTACAGGATGAGGATTTTGATGAGCGAGGCAACCTAATTGCGGAAGGCGTGCCAAATGATGTCCCAGTACTAATCCTTCTCCAAAGTAATTTTTGCAAATTCTCTGATGAGGTGAAACCGATCTTCCAGGAATTCGCCGATGAGAACGTTGGGAAGGTATTTGCCGCCACTATTCAAGGTGATGGCACGATGGAAGGAGAGGCGGAGCTATCCAAACGCATGCGAATAATCTGCCCAACTTTCAGAGGGTTTCCTGATGCAGTTTTATTTCATAATGCAAGCAGAGTTGATAAAAAACTTAAAGGAAGAAGCAAGTCGGATTTCGAGGAGTTCGCGGAGCTGTAATCAACTAAAGAATTATTACGAATAAGATCGTGTTGACGTATATTCATTGAAAATTCAGGCAACCATACTCTTTTACCCATTCAACGATCTTCTCATCTATAGTTTGATATACGAATTGAAGGAATCAACACATGTATTTTCAAAATGATTAAAAGACATGATTGTATCTTTGTATAAGAGAAATGGTATGGATCAACGGGTCTGATGAAATAGAAGTGTATGGTCTAGATACGGTTAGCAGTGTTATTGACCGGATCGCCGTGCGTATGAAAACATTGCCAAAATATGTGTACTTTCCCGAGGGAATCCCAACAATAAATACTTTGAAGAATCCTGAAAGCAACGTGGCAGTCGAGGACTTGAAGGCGACTATTATTAAATTATCAGCTTCAGTCTCTCCAGGCGACTTACTGAAGGACATGGAGGGAAAAATAAGTCAGCAATCTCTTTCGCTGACTGAAGATATAATTCCGCTCTATATAATTGATAACGGCGGCTTGAAGACTGCTCCAACAGGTCTAGTCGATTCTATGATTTTTAATCTAGCTACGGAGTTTGAAGAATTAGGATTTACGCCTCGTGAAGTTGATGTCAAGAGTTTGTGGACACGACGGAGGAAAGTAAAGGGAGACATGCGTGATGAGATACACGCCCTTGTAGATCGGGATGCGAAAAGGCTTGAACAGTACGCATCATTTGATAATATACATGTGGGTGCGCCCTCAACAGAGTTTCAACTCCAGAAGGTTGATTTCCAGCTGACGTTTGGGTTCACACATATCTTTCTGCTTGAACTTTTTAACAGGATTCGATTGAATACCTTTGCGCCATTTGCTTCTGTTCCAGGCTTCTACAAAATCTTGAAAGACCTCATTCCTCCTGAGCATTGGGCAGTTCCTCTGGATAATGAGATATCTTTGAGAGTTCTTGAAAAAGAGGAACTTTCGGGCTCGAAATTTGCCGATTATCCGGATACTCGCATACATGTCGAAGGGGAACCAGGAGAAGAAATTGTGACAGCAACACTGTCATTGAGGCCATCTGGTGGTAACGTCTCACCGGAGGAATTTGTGAAACGCCTAGTACACGTATTAGAACCAGGTATCTCTGATCCGTTTACCCTTGTTACTAGTATGACCGAGAGCCAGGTCAACGGTGTGTTCTACCTTCAAGGTGCCTGGTTTGACAAGTACGTTCTTGCCGACCTCGCCCTGAATAACCCCCTCTTTTCCACACTACTTAGTATAGATGAGAGCGATAAGGCGAGCAAGGGGAAACCTAGTGTATATATTCATTTCGATCACGATCAAACGAGTCATGTTACCGCAAACCTAACCCCAAGAATTGTTAAGCCAAGGGATCCAATTTCCCGCGAGATGGGGCATGATATCTTCCCAGTTGGTAGTCGTTATGTTAGAGTCAAGATTAGCAGAGCACATAATCAGGAAGCTGTTAACAATTTCCGAGAGCTCTTAGGCCGTCTGTTTGTATTGTATGATCAAGACGCACCGGCGATTATAGAGTTCTATCAGAATTACATTGAAGGGTTTGGAGAAGTGAAAGAACCTTTGATGTTGAACGAAAAAGAGCTTACCCTTCGAGAGCTTGCTCCGGAGGTGTTCAGGCCGGCATACACACGGAAATGTCCCACTGGTCGAATCCCAACGATCATCTCGAATGAGGATGCAGAAGTTGCACAAGAAGCGGGTGAAGATGTGATGACTTTTCCGAAACCCGGGGTGGGCGTGATTTCTAGGAACTATGTGTGTAATAACCCAAAGTATCCGTATCCTGGATTGCGGGAGAACCCATTCGATAATTCGAGCACTGTTCCGTTCCTGCCGTGTTGTTACGTGAAAGACCAGGAAGATACACGGGGTACATTATACCGTCATTATTTTCTCGGGGAGGACTTGCCGCGTCGGAAGGGAGCAGCTCAGCAAAATTTGTACACAACGAATAAGTTTGTACCATCAGGTGTATTTGGAACTTTGCCCAATGAAATTACAAAGATGTTTGATTCTCTTGATTATGACGATACATTCATGTTTGTACGTGAAGGAGTACAGCCTGGTAAGAGTTCATTCCTGCATTGTGTCATCGAGGCGCTGGGTGAAGAAAGCATTAGAACGCTATCGCACGATGATGAAATCAGGACACTCATCTACTCACTGCGAGAACGTCTAGCACATCCCGAGTCTGCTGCGTTATGCAGACAGGAGATGTATGATTCAACGATTGACGAGATCATAGCTGATATCGCAAACCCTGAAGTCTATTTTGATCCATCTCTCTTCGTGAATCTCCTCGAACAATACTATGATTGCAAAATATACATATTCAGGCGTGATGAGGGAAGCGGACGTCTCGTACTGCCTAGACATCTTCAGTCCTACTACACCACATGCAATACATATCCAGCAATTTTCATCCTTGAACACTGGGGTGGCGAGGCAGACGTAGCAACATTCCCGCAATGTGAGATAATAGCAAGATGGGAAATAAAGAAGCCCAAGGGTCTACAATATACATTTGAATATGATAATCGCATTGCACAAGGCGTACAGAATGTTTACGAACATATGAGGCGATCATACGTAATGGGCAGCCAAATCCCTCTCACTTCGTTCCCAATAGACGATATTGATATCCTAGGACAAGGTTTTGACTCGTATGGGAAATGTAGAGTCGTTGCGGTCTCCTGGAAGGGAAAGGTTGTAACCCTTCTCACATCTCCTATGCCTGCACTAAAAACTGAGGAAATACCTGCATCAACAATCAATAAGATATCTATGCAAGAGGCATTCGAATTCGCGGCGGAACTAAAGATGCACGTTGTAGGACAAGGCACAATGGAGGGAGTCGCTAAAGAGATTATTGGCGCGATTGGCAACGTGAAGGTTGCAATTCCAATACACGATAGCAATGTCTCCACAAACATTCCAGACTTTTATGGTATGAGCTATCCGGCTGAAAACACATCGGCACTAATTGTGTACAATAGAAACAAAAAACTTGCGCGTTATATTACTGACTATATTGTATGGCTATATTCCGCATACATGCACGAAAGAGAGGATGTGGATTTTACTATAGATAGTATGCATGACTTCGCAGAGGAGTTTATTCATGTGCAAGAAAATTTCCAATACGGAGATGTCACGAAACTATTCTCGGTTGATAGCGGAGTAATGAGCAACGGTTCTCTTGTTGTAAACTCAGAAGAGATGCTAAAGCGTCTTTTATATCTCCTTCGCGTGATTTGCCAGAGATGGTACGGAAAAGTTATCAGTTATTATAAACGCCAATCAATAGAACATTTCTATGTCGATGTAACAGACTTTGATCATTATTCTCAGCAAGTAGTCCTTGAAGGGTCTGATGCATTAGAGGTATGGATTGCGGAGCGCGCAGGAGAAAAGGTCTTACACAATAATGTTCGCATTGCACAGGAAGAACCATACTTCTTCAAGAATGACTTGGTTGGGAAGAGTGTGTATCTTGCGCAGAACACAGACAGTATCTCAAAAGCTCTTGCTATCATCCAGACATGGAAAGAGAAACGTTACAACCCTGGAGAGGATCCTGAGGATATGGATGCCGTTCCCTTTGTATTATACTCATATGCGAATCCGCACGATATCACTAAATTCCATTACGGCGGGGAATCGAGTGCAAAAGTTCTTGGGTACAAAATCCATGGTATGTCCTTCTATACAGCTCTCCTATCTCTTCGATCGATATAAATTAAATCCGAAGGGGGTACCATACTGATTTCTCAAAATTGATTTTAAAGCGATGCTTTCAAATCTTAATTCAGGATGCCAAAAGAGAAAGCAGTTGAAGATATCACAAACACCACAAAATCGAGGTCTCCCAGGAAATCACCGGGAACGGAGAGGAAATGGAAAGCACAAAAACTGACGACGAGAGAGCATGCTCTTCTTCGCCCAGACATGTACATAGGCTCCGTAGATCTTGAGGAAGTCGAAGAGTATGTCGCACGAAAGGTCGATGGAAAATATCAAATTGGAAAGGAAACCATAACTGCATCTCCTGGGCTGCTTCGAATCTTCATCGAGATTCTGTCCAACGCAATCGATAACGTGTGGCGAAGTAAAAAGACAAAGACTCCTGTGAAACTCATTGATATCTGGATTGACGAGGAAACAGGTGAAACGAGAATATGGAATGATGGAATGATAATCCCAATCGAGCTAGACGAAGAGAATGAGTGTTATAACCACACACTTGTTTTCGGTACCTTTCTCACGGGAACGAATTATGAGGATGATGACGAGGAAGAGCGCATTACCTCAGGACGGAATGGAGTCGGGAGCAAAGCGACATGTGTGTTCTCAGAGAGATTTACCGTCAAAGGATGTGACCCACAAAATAATAAATCATTTGAGCAGACATGGACAGAAAACATGAAAGAGACGACCGGTCCGTTAGTAGATAACACAAAGATGAAGAAAGGGTTTACAGAGGTTGTATGGACCCCAGATTTCGCGAGATTCGGTTTGAAGGGGTACACTCCAGAGGTACTAGCTATGTACACCCGATACATCATTGATACAGCAATGCTTACGAAGGTAGAAGTCAAGTTGAATGGAGAAGTGATTGACACCAATAATCTTGAGTCGTATGCCCGTCTCTATTCTGCTCCGACAGAAGAGATGCTCATTGTCTCTAAACAGGCAGATATGGAAGTTGTCTTGACCTCTGCTAATGATGCTGAGCATATCTCTTTCGTTAACGGTATATTCACAAAGCTAGGTGGGAAACATGTGGATGCATGGACAAAGGAATTATTTGACCCAATCGTACAGCACTTCTCGGTGAAAGACAAGAAGACTGGCAAGCTTAAGCCGCAAGTGTCGTTGAAAGAAGTCAAACAATTCTTTCGTCTCTTCGTTGTATCTATCATCGACAAACCCAAGTTCGACGGGCAAGAAAAGAACATGCTGAAGAGTCCTAATGTCGAGGCGAACGTATTGCCAAAACAGATTAAGAGCCTCCTGAAATGGGAAGCTATCGATAACATCGAAGATCTAATTCGCGCAAAAGGACTGTGCGGTCTGAAGAAACAAGAGAGAAAGAAGACCGGATATGTAAAGATTGACAAACTGGACCCCGCGAATCTAGCAGGGGGGAAGCGATCAAACGAGTGCGCACTATGTCTCTGTGAAGGAGATTCAGCAGCAACGTATGTCGCAGGCGGAGTTGACGTAGGATTCTGCGGAGTAGCCGGGAAGGATTTCATAGGGATCTACGCCTTACGCGGAAAACCGCTCAATGTACGAGATTGCAACGACAAGAAGATCGAGGAAAATCAAGTGATTACGAACGTGGTTCGGGCCCTTGGACTTCGTTATGGTGTTGACTACGCGGTTGAAAAGGAATACAAAACCTTACAGTATGGGAAGGTCGTGATCGTAGCAGACGCTGACGTAGACGGGTTACACATCGAAGGGTTACTACTAAATTTCTTTCACGCTCTCTTCCCAAGTCTACTAGCAAGAGAACAACCATACATATCAAGTATGAAGACGCCAATTGTAAAAGTTATGCGCCCTCGTGCACCCGATATCCTATTCTATGATGAGAGGAAGTATCTAGAGTACTGTAAGAACCAGACTACATCAGTGAAGGCAAAATACTACAAGGGACTTGGTAGTTTGAGTTCGACTGATATCCCTGCAACGTTTGGTGCTAAGATGGTTGAGTATGTTATTGATGATAATACTGCACATGAGATAAACAAAGTGTTCAGGAAGAAGTATGCAGACGCAAGGAAGCAATGGCTTGATGAGTATGACCCTCTCGCCGCACTTTCTCTTGATGACGAAGCAGCAATAACACAAATGGTAATATCACGCTTCTTCAATGATGAAATGATCAAGTTTTCTATTTCTGACTGTGAGCGATCACTTCCCAACTTGATGGATGGACTGAAGGAATCACAACGCAAGATTCTGTATGCAGCAAAGTTGAAGAACTTGAAGTACAAAGGTGAGTCACTCAAGGTGGCGCAGTTTGGAGGCTTCGTTGCAGAGAAGACGAAGTACCATCATGGAGAGGACAATCTTCACGGTACAATTATCAAGATGGCGCAAGCATTCGTCGGTTCCAACAATATCCCTCTATTCTTCAGAGATGGACAATTCGGCTCGAGACGCAAAGGAGGCAAGGACACACCATCTCCCCGTTATATCCATACAACCATGGACTATCTAACTCACCTCATATTTCCAGAGGCAGATGATAAGCTTCTAACATACAGATATGAAGACAATTATCAGGTCGAACCTGAGTACTACACCCCCATTATTCCAATGATACTCTGTAACGGAGCTAACGGAGTTGGAACAGGATGGTCGTCTGATGTACCATGTTTCAATCCTCTTGATCTATGTAGGAGCATCCATATGTGGTTAGATATGGACGGAGATATCTTTGAAGAAGACGAGCAACTTGGTAGAGTATGTCACCTTCCGGAGCTTACACCTTGGTACAGAGGATTCAAGGGTATTATTGAGAAGGACAACAATCGTTTTATAACTCGTGGAATATGTGAAAGAGGTGACACAAATAATACAGCTGTCATCACTGAACTTCCCATCGGTAAATGGACACTAGACTTCAAGGATGATTGCGAGAAAGCACTTGAGGATAAGAAGCTGAAGGATATGCGCGACCTCTCTTCAGATACTAATGTACACTTCATCCTCACGGAAACTACTGAGGGAATCAAATGCAATCACAAAACATTAGATCTCCAGAAATATCTGTCTGTATCAAACATGGTGATGTATGACACAAAGGGTCAAATTATAAAGTACAAGGACACTTCCGAAATCATCCACGCATTCTGTCAAGTACGCCTAGAGTGCTACGTGAAGAGACGTGAACATATCTTACAGGAGCTACAAATCGAACTTAGACGGCTTGGTAATAAGGAAAGATTTGTCAGAGAAGTTGTGAACGAAGAACTAATAATCATGAAAGTACCTGAAAATGAAGTGGTTCAAGAACTAGAGACCCGTGAATACGACAAGGATGAGAAAGAGAGCTACGACTATCTTCTACGTATGCAGATCCGCACATTCACTACGGAGAAGATTGAACAGCTACAAAACGACATCCTCTCTACTCAGGAGGCGTACGAGTCAGCACTCGCTGTAACTGCCAAGGACATGTGGAAGAATGAATTGAAGATATTCGAGAAAGAGTACAAAAAGTGGCTACCCATCATCGAGGAAGAACTAGCAAAGGGAAAGAAGGGGGCGAAAGCGAAAAAAACCAAGGGAGGAAAGAAGAAATAATTGAATTTGTAGTGATGCATCCATAATAATAAACAGACTATGTCGCTAACATGTGAATACTGCGAGAAGCAACTCAAGAATATTCGTTCTTTCAGAAAGCACCAGAAGAGTTCCAAGACATGTATGGCTATCCATGCTGTCAAGAAGATTCATGACTCGCTGGAACACACAAAATAAATTGTTACAGTAGATATGAGAGAGTATCGATCGTAACACGGTTACTAAAGTAGTAACCGTGTAGACACTCATTTAGGGTCGTGCCGGTTACTATTCCAAAAATTGTGTGTTGTCTGCTGC